TTTAGAATTTGATAATGGTTCACGTATTATTGCACAAAGTACAACAGAAAATACTGGACGTGGTTTGTCCATATCGTTAGCATACTTAGACGAGTTTGCATTTGTTAGACCTAGTGTTGCAAAAGAATTTTGGACTTCACTATCTCCTACATTAGCAACAGGTGGTAAGTGTATTATTACAAGTACGCCAAATATGGATGATGATCAGTTTGCACAAATTTGGCGAGATGCTAATAAAAACGCAGATGAATTTGGAAATGAAACAGCACAAGGTATAAATGGATTTGCTCATTATATGGCAACTTGGGAAAGACACCCAGAAAGAGATCAAGATTGGGCAGATCTCGAACATGGTAAAATTGGTGAAGAAAGATTCAGACGTGAACACAAGTGTGAATTTATTGCGTTTGATGAAACACTAATTGATAGTATTAAACTCGCAAATATGACAGCACGTGATCCATATGCTATATCAGGACAAGTACGTTGGTATGCTCCTATTGCCAAAGGTAAACTATATATGATAGCATTAGATCCTAGTTTAGGTACTGGAGGAGATAATAGTGCTATACAAGTATACAGTATGCCAGGAATGAAACAAATAGCAGAATGGATGCACAATAGAACTACTGTACAAGGACAGATAAAAATTTTGCGAGAAATCGCACAACACATTGAAAGTGAAACTGCCGGCGATTGTGAAATATACTATAGTATGGAGAACAATACACTAGGCGAAGCCGCATTAGTCGTAGTTGAAGAAACAGGCGAAGAACACTTTCCAGGTACATTTCTAAGCGAAACTAGACAACATGGTAATGCAAAACGTTACCGAAGAGGATTTACAACAACACATAAAAGTAAAATAGCCGCATGTTCTAAACTAAAATATTGGGTAGAAACAGAAAAATTAGAAGTAGCAAGTAAACCATTATTAAGAGAATTAAAAACATTTATAGCAAAAGGCAATAGTTATTCTGCAAAATCTGGAGAAAATGATGACCTTGTAATGGCAGTTAATTTAATTGTACGTATGAGTATGGAAGTATCTAAGTATGAAGAAGATGCATTTGAATACTTAAATGACGACTTTGAAGATGGAGACGGTATGGAACCTATGCCGTTTAGTTTACTATAATGAATAATCAATACAAATCTTGGTGTAAATGGCATCCACTAAAAACAATTATGATTGGAAGATCATATTATCCAGAATATTATAGAGATATAAAAAATCCAAAAATTAAAGATTGTTTAATTAGGATAGCAGAAGAAACAGAAGAAGATTTTAAAAACTATGAAAAAGTTTTAAAACAATTTGGTTGTGAAGTTATAAGACCTGAGTTAGACATAAACGAAAATTTACAAGAACAAATTGATACAAAAGAATTAATAACTGATAATAGGCCAATGCATACAACATATGGTGCGTTTCTAAGGCCACCTGCTCAACCAAGAGATGGCCAACTAGTAATGGGAACAGAGTTATTGTATACAGGCAACGATCATCCAGCAATACAAGATAGATTAATAAAATATAATAATGATGATACGTTTGAATTATTAACACAGTTTGATGCTCCAACAATAACATGTGTTGGAAATAGAGTTTATATAGATAAAAAAGAAATACCAATTGACACTATAAATTTTTTAAAAGAACGATATCCAGAAAGAGAATTTATACAAGTAAAAATAGGTGGGCATTCGGACGGATGTTTCCACACATTAAAACCTGGTGCTATTTTATCATTACAAAGATATACAGGGTACGAAGAAACATTTCCAGACTGGGATGTATGTTATTTGCCCAATCAGTCATGGAATTTAGTAAATAATTTTATGGAGTTAAAAAAGAAAAATAACGGAAAATGGTGGTTAGCAGGGGAAGAAAAAAATAACGATTTCACTGATTTTGTAGAAACATGGTTAACGGATTGGGTAGGATATTGTGAAGAAAGTGTATTTGATGTTAATGTACTAATGCTAGATGATAAGCATGTATGTGTAAATGGCTATAACAAGACTGTATTTGATTTTTTAAAGAAACATAATATAGAACCAATAATTGTGCCTTTTAGACATAGATATTTTTGGGACGGTGGATTACATTGTGTGTCTTTAGACTTATACCGCGAAGGAAGTATGGAAAATTACTTCAATAGAGAATAATAAATGACTAAACACGTTTTTGAAAAATCGTTGATGTGGGCATGTGGTGGAGGTGGCTTTTTTATTATTGATCAGCTTATTCCTGGTGATAACGTAATAGACTCTTCAGTTAATAACGAATACCGTGTAATTAGCAATAAGAAATATTTTTATGGTGATAGTACACCGCCAGAACCACAACAAAAAATACTTATAGGCCATCATTGGCCAACTGATATACTTGATGATATTATTGTTGAAAAAATGATTGTTATTAAGCCTAGTTTTACTACTAATTTTTTGTTATTCATTAAACGTATGTTAGCAAAACCAGATAGCTTGGCAACCACAATGTGGATGATTGGAATGGCTAACATAATATCAAACAAAAAATTAGTAGAATGGAATAATTTTAACGAAGCTACTATGCTAGACAATTTTGTGAATAATTCAAATATATTCAATTATAGTCAAGATCCTATTAGTAAACAAGTAAACAATATGATGTATTTGTTCTTTGTATATTGCAAAACTCGTCAATATGAATGCAAACAATTTATTGGTACAAGAGATATATTTGCAGATTTTATTGAATATATGTATAAAGCTCATTCATATTTTGAAGCTGAAACACACGCCAGCTTATTGACAAATAGTTCACATCCTAACATTAAGAGTATTGACATATTAGAATATGAAGAAGCATTTGATACTGACTATGATATGTTTGGAGTTAATAATGAGATTAAACAAGATTACAGTACTAAGAACAAAAATCTAATAAAAGAAATGCTTAGTATCAAAGATATAGGCAATAAACTATTAACCTATGATGTTTAGTCTGTTATAACCCGCTACAAGATGTCTTATTTGATAAATACATTAAAGGAATACTATAATGCAACTATCACAAGAAATATTTAACATTCTCAAAGGAGCAAACATTAAACTAAAATTGTTTGATCCAGAAGGAAACAAAACATTAGATCCTGAGTCATCAGCAAGATTTTATGCTTATGATAATGATTTTCTAATTACTATTAGAGATGAAGAGGATGGAGTTGAGCTAGTTGTTCAAGCAGGAGCGAGTTTCAACTTTGACGAACACAAAGATGTATTAAATAGTATCAAGAATGCAGGACACAATGCCATGGCAGAATATAACATTAGAAAATTTGATAAAAATATTGAATTAAAAGACTTCGCTCACGATGTAGTAAAAGAAGAAAATGAAGAAATACGCAGATTAAAAGAACTATCTGGTATTAACTCAGCTGAAACAGTTGAATCTTACTCTCCAGGAGATGAGAATGAAGCTGGCTATGTAAGTAATTGCTGCGGTGCCCCTATTGCAGACGTTAGTGATGGCATAGGAAGATGTAGCGATTGTAAAGAAATGGCAGAAGCTGAAAAAGAATCAGAGTATTTTGAAGGCACAACTGGATCAGCAACTGCTGATGCGAAGTTAATTGCTATGGCGGCACCAATAAGACCAAACGCCAAGGCTAAAGCAGATGCACAAAACGCCGCATCTGATTCTAAGTTAATAAAAAAAGCCGTAAATAGAAAACGCAATTATAATGATGATGGAATTGCACCACCTAAAGGGCATCACAATACTACTTCTAATAGATGGGCAGAATCATCAGTTAACGAAGAGCCAGTATTTCCAGAAGAAGTTGAATTAGCAGGTGATAGTCGTTGGATTGAAGACGAGATGTGGGAAAGTGATTATATTGAAGTTTCAGATGTTACAGTTGAAACAGATGAAGATGGTTACACACAAGTACATGTCGAGCATAATGGTCCTTGGGAAATTTATACAGACACTGGATTTGAAAAAGAAATTAGTAAACTAGTTGGTAAAGATGTTCATTGGAGTGAACAAGGTATGCAGGCACAAGGTGTAGCACACTTAGAAGCATATACTAACGAAAACGTTACAGAAGGTTACAAACCTGCAACAGGTAGTCTTAAAACAAGCTATATACAATTACCTGAGTCGACTAGACTTATTATTAGACACTCAAAAGGCGTTAATGAAGAAATACGTGGAAGTAGATCACGTAACATTAAAGCATTATTCATTGAGAATTCATCAGGCGAAAGATTTAGATTCCCACACAAATATTTACAAGGTGCTAAAGCAATGGCCAACCATGTAAGTCATGGCGGAACGCCATATGATGCAATTGGTGAATCAATAGTTAATTTATGTACAGAAGTAGCACAATGTAGTCAGTTTTTGAGACATATACGTACAAACAAATTAACAAATGAAGGCAATGAAAACATTGTTGAAACAATTAAACAAAAATTAAAAGAATTTAAGAATACAGTTAAGAGTCTACAGACTTCAAAAGGTTATAACGCCTATCAGGCTCCTACTACTGCGATTGTAGAAGAAAATGATAAAGAATCGGTTGACTTAACTAACAAGTTCATGTATAATACATTTACTAAGACTGCAAATATGGACGCAGTATTAGAAACAGTAGCTCGTATTATTAAAGAAAGGGATGAAATGACAGATCTAACTAAGAGTAACATGAATCGTTTATTCGATATGATAAAGAATAAGGAAGATTTTCAACTTAACATTGATCCAAATGATCCTGAACACCCAGATAATGAAGACCCAATTAAGTATTCAGGCGGACAAGGTGCAATGGCTAAACTAGTGTCACACTTATCGTTTCTTGCAATGAATAGTAAAAATGACGAAGTATTTAACTTACTAAGTCAAATTTCAAGCGAAATGTATAGTTTGCCAGATAAGCATATTATATTACTCGCCAAGATTGCAAAATACTTAGATCAAAATAATAAAGCACCAGCAAGTGCAACTGCAAAAGAACCAGCAGAAAACATTGCTGAGTCTATGTTAAATGATCTAAGAAGAAAGATTGCATAATTTTTCTTTAAAAAGTGCTTGACAGTAGGCACGATTTGTTATATACTGTATAGGCAACTAAAGGCAAAGTAGGTAAAACTACACAAAGGCAAAAGTAGTTAAGAGCTACACAAAGGCAAAGTAAACAATAGTTTACACGAAAAACTAATAAAGGCTAATATAGGAGAAACTAATAATGGCATCTTTAGCAGAAATCCGTGCAAAATTACAAGCACAGGAATCAAAGAGCTCAGGCTCATCACAAGGTGGCGGCGATAACGCTATCTTTACACATTGGAATATTCCAGAAGGAACTAGTGCAACACTACGCTTCCTACCAGACGCAGACGAAGACAACACTTTCTTTTGGAAAGAACGTCAAATGATTCGTTTACAATTTCCAGGTGTAAAAGGTCAAGACGAAACTAAACCTGTAACAATACAAGTACCATGCGTAGAAATGTGGGGCGAACAATGTCCAGTTCACGCAGAGATTCGTCCTTGGTTTAAGGACCCAACCATGGAAGACATGGGTCGCAAATATTGGAAGAAACGTTCTTACATCTTCCAAGGATTTGTAACACAAAGCGAATTGAAAGAGGACACAGTTCCTGAAAATCCAATTCGACGTTTTGTGATTTCACCTCAAATTTATAAAATAATCAGTTCAGCATTAATGGATCCTGAGTTTCAGGAAATTCCAACTGACTATGAAGCAGGTACGGATTTTACAATTAAAAAATCTACCAAAGGTCAATATGCTGACTATTCAACATCTAATTGGGCTCGTAGAGAACGTAGTTTAGATCAAACAGAACGTGATGCAATTGCAACACACGGTTTGCATAATCTAAATGACTTCTTACCTAAGAAGCCTGATGCAGAACATCTAAACGCTATCTTTGAAATGTTTGAAGCAAGTGTTGATGGACAGTTGTATGATCCAGCACGTTTTGGTCAATACTATCGTCCATACGGTGTAGATGCACCAGCTACTACAGGAGCAAAATCGGCACCTGTGGAAACTAAAGCAGAAACACCAGCACCAGCACCAGCACCAGCACCAGTGGCACCAGTAGTAGAAGTGGCACCAGTTGCTCCAGCTACTCCTGTAGCAGAAACAAAGGAGCCAGAAATGGCTACTGCAACTGTAACTGCAACTGCAACTGAAACACCGAGTGCTCAGGACATTTTGACAGCGATTAGAAATCGTAAGCAATAAGTAATATAAATTAATGAGGGGAGAAATCCCCTCATTTACAGAGGAGAAAACATATGGCAAGACCATTTGACGTAAGTAAATTCCGCAAAAGTATTACTAAAAGTGTTCCTGGATTGAGCGTTGGATTCAACGACCCAGATACTTGGATTAGTACCGGAAATTACACATTAAACAAACTTATTAGTAATGACTTTAATAAAGGCATTCCATTAGGTAAAGTAACAGTACTTGCAGGCGAAAGCGGAGCAGGTAAATCATTTATTGCCGCAGGTAACGTAGTTAAAGCGGCACAAGACCAAGGCATTTTTGTCATTCTTATTGATTCGGAAAACGCACTCGATGAGAAATGGCTACATGCATTGAACGTAGATACAACTCCAGAAAAACTATTAAAATTAAACATGAGTATGATTGATGATGTTGCTAAAACAATTAGTGACTTTATGAAAGATTACAAAGCAGAGTATTCTGAGGCAGAATCAGAAGATCGACCTAAAGTGTTGTTTGTAGTTGATTCATTGGGGATGTTATTAACACCAACTGATGTAGATCAGTTCCAAAAAGGTGATATGAAAGGTGATATGGGTCGTAAACCTAAAGCACTAACATCACTAGTACGTAACACAGTTAATATGTTTGGACAATATAACGTAGGACTGTTAGCAACTAACCATACATATGCATCGCAAGATATGTTTGACCCAGATGATAAAATCTCAGGCGGACAAGGATTTATATATGCAAGTAGTATTGTTATTGCAATGCGTAAACTTAAACTAAAAGTAGATGCAGACGGAAATAAAACTAGCCAAGTGTTTGGCATCAGGGCAGCGTGTAAAGTAATGAAAACACGTTATTCTAAGCCATTTGAAAGTGTGCAAGTTGAGATTCCATACGAAACAGGAATGAGTCCGTATAGTGGACTAACTGACTTTTTTGAAGCAAAAGGTTTGCTAACTAAAAGTGGAAACAGTTTAGAATACACTAGTCCTGTAACAGGTGAAATAATTAAAATGTTCCGTAAACCATGGAATGCAAATAAAGATAATGCATTAGATACAATAATGTCAGAATATGATGATGATGTAGCCGATGCAGAAGTAGATAACATTGATGTAGATGAAACAACTAAGGAGACAGTATGAATATAGATGAAGGAGATTTTGAATTTATATTCAATTTATATGATGAAGCATCGAATTTTATAGATGACAAGAATAAACTCGCTTGGGCCCGTAGAACTATATATCAACTTGTTGACTTTGGATTTGAAGTTAAGCCAGCATACAAGGAAATAGCAGATCATTGTGAGTATTTAGATGAAGCACTAACTGAATACTTAGAGCAAGAAGAAGAAGATGAAGATGTTTTTGATGAATATAATGAAGATGATGAAGAAGTAGCATACTAATATGAGTAAATGGTATCGTAAAGTAACATCAAACTTAGGAGAGATAGTTAGTGCTATCTCTTACTTCGAGAAACAAATCGATGAAGCACGATTCGAATGTAGCATGAAAGGTGTCTTAGAAAAACACAGTAGAGAAATGCCTGGTATAGTAGAACATAGGTTTAATCAGTTACAAGAAGTAGAAGCAATATTAGAACATCTTAATACAGAGATGCGTAGATTACGTAGTAAAACATTTCGTAAGTTTTTAGAAAATTACAATAAAGCACTTAGTTCACGTGATGCTGAGAAGTTTGTTGATGGTGAGCAAGAGGTAGTTGACTTACAATATCTAATAAATGATTTCAGTTTAGTACGAAATAAATATATAGGCATTATTAAGGCTCTCGAAGCCAAGGGTTTTCAAATTAATAATGTAGTTAAGTTACGAGCCGCAGGATTAGAGGATATTTCTTTATAGGAGAATAGTATGCTTATATTGTATACTGGTGGATTCCATGGTGAATTCTTTATTGGTAACATAGTTACTAATACAGATAAATTTCATTATTATTACTTTAAAGTACGTTCTGAAAAACTTAATGCTTATAGATATGAAGCTATTAAACTAGATGACGGCCCATACCCAATTATAGCGGCAGATCTAACAGATGATGATATAACGTATTATAGTAATAAGTATGGTAAGACTATTCTAACTAGAACACATGATCATTTAACTATACGAACACTTCCTGTAATTAGATTATATTCAGAAGATGTAATGTATCAACGACGTGCAACATTACTTCGTTCTATTAAGTTCCTCGACAAATCATTTAATCATATAGACGGAGTACCAAACCCACCAATAAACCATTTTAATGTATGGGGAATGGAGTATAAGCACACAACTAATGCATTATTGTATGTTGATATTAAAGATTGGTTACACAATAAAAATTTGGAAAAAATAGAAGATTTCTTAGAAATAGAATATACGCAGACAATGAAAGATGCAGTTACACAATACTATGAGCGTGATAATGTACTTCTTGACAAATACTTTCCTAACTGGCAAAATCAATCAAATAAGCATTTAATAGACGAAATGATACGAATTGACAAAGAATTTCAATTTTTAGGTTGACAAGTAAGATGTCTTGTTATATAATATACTTATAAATAAATGTTTGATAATGATTTAATAGTACCCGTGGAGTCAAAAATGAGAAAAACACCATTTCCAAATAGTACAATTCCTGATGTGATGTGTGCCGCTATTGCTGTACACAAAAAGCAAGGATTTATCCGTAGTGGACAAGGATATACCGATACTAATATGGATGAACTTGAGCCAGTAGTTTTCCGTGATAATAAAACTGTTGTAATGGACGACTATTTGTCTAAAAATCCTAAATTTACTGTAGAAGAATACACTTATGCTAACAGTCTTATTGATACTATCAACGGAAAGTTGATGATTAAGAAAATGACTAATAATCTTAACAATTTTGAGCAAAATGTTGCAAAAGTACTAAGCGAAGTAGATGTTACTAAATTTGCAGTAAGTATTATTGCTAGTTTGCCACATAGTATAAGTATTGATAAAAAACGTGAAATAGTAGAAGATAAGATGTCTTCTTTGAAGCATAGTAGTCTATATTTTGGATCTGTAAAAAAACGGTATGATCTTGCAGTAAAAGTATTAGATGTGAAATATATACAAACAAGTGATGTATTCATGATTACTACAGTTTATGCTAAAAAAGATATTATTAAGTTTTGGTGGAGAGATCAACCAGATATTAGTGATATTATTATAGACAGAACCATTAAAATACGTGCCACAGTTAACAAACATGAGCTATCTAAGTACACAAATGCTAAAGAAACCCTAATTAACCGAGTAAAAATCCTTGAAGTATAAGGGTTTTTAAAGGTTGACAATAGTTGAATACTAGTATATTATACATTTAACAATAACATTAAGTTATTATAATAACTAATAAAGGAGTTAATATGCCAAAAGCAAAAGCAAAAGTGGGTACTAGATTTTTCAAAGAAGGTACTCAAAACCAAAGAATATTAGCTAAATTCTGGGGAACAGGTAAATCATTTACCGCAGATGATCTAAGACATAAATTAGACATTGCATCACCAGGCGCAAGACTTTCTGAATTAAGAGAAGAAGGTTTTAACGTAAGAGCTACAGCAGTTGATTCAGGAATGGTCGGAAGAGCATCAAATGAATACGTAATTGCTAAAAAAAGAGTATCAATATAATAAATATTGACGAAAATGGTTGGGCCCTTCACTTTGGGCCCAATTTTATGATAAAAACTGCGAAAATCCCCCAAAAAAATTAAAAAAGATGAAAATAAAGGTTGACAAGTAAGACATCTTACTGTATACTATAGTTATAGTTAATTAAAAATAGTATTTTAAATAAGGAGTTTAAATGGCACATATGCAACTTAAGAAATCTCGTAAAAACAAAAAAGGCGAGACAATAATTGAAGTTCTTCCTAATAATGTGAAGGACAATCCAAATGAAACTGATGCTCAAATAATAGAACGTATGCGAGAACGTTTTAGTATTTTAGACGAAATGACACAAGCCTCAATTGATGGTGTTGTGCGTGGAATGGTTGTAACAGGCCCTCCTGGAGTTGGTAAGAGTTACGGTGTAGAAAAAGTATTAGAAAAGAATAGTTTGTTTGACGTTATGGCCGGTAACGGAACAAAATTTGAAACTGTTAAAGGTGCCTCAAGTGCGATTGGTTTGTACAAAGTACTTTTTAATAATGCTAACTCAAAAAGTGTATTAGTATTAGATGACTGTGATACAGTACTATATGATGAAACATCACTTAACTTACTTAAAGCGGCACTTGATTCATGTAAGAAACGTACATTGAATTGGAATACAGATAGTGCATTACTAAGACGTGAAGGAATTCCAGATATGTTTGAATTCCAAGGTAGTGTTATTTTTATTACTAACCTTAAGTTTGATAATGTACGTGGTAAAATTAAAGATCACTTAGCGGCAATTATGTCAAGATGTCATTACTTAGATCTTACAATGGATACTATGCGTGAAAAGATTTTAAGATGTCAACAAATTGTTGCAGATGGTATGCTTAATGAATATCAATTTACTGCAAAAGAAGAGGCAGAGATTTTAAATTTCATGCTTGATAATAAAGATAGGATGCGTGAAATTAGTTTACGTATGGTAACTAAACTTGCAGACTTGAAAAAGAGTTTTGGTGACGAGAAGTGGAAACGAACTGCAGAAGTTACTTGTATGCGAAGAGCATAATAAAAATAAATATTAAAAAAAGCCCTTCGGGGCTTTTTTATTGGCTAAATATCTTTAATACCATTGACTTTTCTTATACAATAG